GTTACTTGGGATCAAGTAAATGTCAAAATGCAAGACTTGACTGCCGCAGAACCAATGAAAGAACTTCGTGCAGAACGAGATAGATTGATTGCTGCAACTGATTGGTGGGCTGGTTCAGATCACACTATGACAGATGCACAAACTGCTTACAGACAAGCTCTAAGAGATATTACGGATAGTGCAACTTCACTAGACGATGTGACTTGGCCAACAGCACCATAGGTATGAAATGTCAAACCAAACTGAAATTTTAGATAATGTACTTGGAATAACAGATGTTGTGGAAACAACTACAAGAGAAGTTACTCCACCTCGCCCAGTAATTGTTCCAGAAACAAATGAACAAGATACTGACAATGATTATAAATATCAGAGAGAAAACTTTTATCAGTTGGTAGAAAGAGGACAGGATGCAATTGATGGTATTCTAGACCTCGCAAGAGAAGGCGAACATCCCAGAGCATATGAAGTTGCTGGGAACTTGATTAAACAGGTTGCAGATGTTACAGAGAAACTTGGTGACTTGCAGGCGAAGATGAAGAAATTAAAAGAAGTGCCTAACCAAGGCCCAAAGAATGTAACGAATGCATTGTTTGTTGGTTCTACTGCTGAACTACAAAAGATGTTAAAAGGAAAAGAATAATATGCCCTTGACAAGAATTAAATCTAGTGTTATATTGGATGAAACAATTGGTAGCGCAGATATTACTGATGGTGCAGTCGCAAGTGCCGACCTAGAAAGTAACATGGTACTTACAGGTACAGACTCTATTACTCTACCAAAAGGTACAACTGCACAACGTGGTACAGCTGCTGACGGTAAGTTCAGATTCAATACTACTCTAAACCAGTTTGAAGGATATTCAAATAGTGCTTGGGGTGCAGTTGGTGGTGGTGCTACTGGTGGTGGTTCAGACCAAGTGTTTATCGAAAACGACCAGACAGTAACAACCGACTACACAATTTCAACAAATAAAAATGCCGTAAGTGCTGGTACTCTCACTGTAAATAGTGGTGTGACAGTTACCGTACCTTCTGGCGCAAGATGGGTGGTAGTATAATGGCTGTAGTAATTAACGGAACAACAGGGATTGACAAAGTACAAGACGGTTCAATCGGAACGGCAGATATTGCCGCAGATGCAGTTAACTCAACTAAGATTGATAATACAATCCCTCTTGGTAGAAGAAATATCGTTATAAATGGCAATATGAATATATCTCAGAGAGGGCCAACTCGCACAGGATTATCTGCTAGTGCTTATACAGTAGATAGGTTTGAACAAACAATAAGTAGTTACGGAACTTGGACACATACACGAGAGAATACTGGGCCCAGTAATACTCAATTTCTAAAGAGTTTCAAAACCACTTGTACAACACCAGATACTTCGCCTGGCACTAGCGATTATACACGAATAGATTATAAAGCAGAAGGTAGGGACTTACAACATCTTATTTATGGAACATCTAATGCAAAAGATATAACTATATCTTTTTGGGTGAAGTCTAATGTTGTTGCAAACTATTGTTTTTGGATGTATCAATTTGATGCCCCCACTCCTCGTCATATTAATCACATATATTCCATAAATCAAGCTGACACATGGGAATATAAGACTATTACAATCCCAGGCGACACCGCTGGAACAATCGCCAATGATAACGGTGCTGGTATGATGTTTGCTTGGATGTTGTCTGTGGGTACAGGTTGGAGCTCTGGAACTCGTCCATCAACTTGGCAAGCATCAGTTGATGCTAACAGATGGGTAGGACATACAGCTGATGTTGGTGGTGCAGCGGATAATTATTTTCAAATCACTGGAGTACAAATTGAAGCGGGCTCGGTTGCTACAGAGTTTGAATTCAGAACAGCTGCAGAAGAATTTTCGCTTTGTCAGAGGTATTACTATAGAATGGATTCAGTCGGTGGTTCTGATGAAAGGAATAATGGATTTTCTAGAACCACCACCACGTGCTGGGTGCCATATCATTTTCCAGTAAGAATGCGTGCTGCTCCAGTAGTTGAAACAACAGGAACAGCCAGTGACTATGCAATAATGGTAGGAAGCGGCACAGCAACATGCACCAATTTCCCTGTAAATAACTCTAGTGGCAAAGATGGAATTATGACATCATGGCAATCATCGAACAACTTAACAGTAGGACAAGCAAACGCTGCTAGGTTAGCATCTACTGCTTCGTTTATTGCTTTTAATTCCGAATTATAAGAGGATATAACAATGTTAGAAAATTTAATTTTTGAAAGTCCAAAGTATTACATCATAGATGATGATAGTGATAGAAGAGGAATTACAGCTGTGGTAAATGGAGTTCATACTTCTTTTGTTTGTCGTGAGGGAGATGACTACTATGACGAAATCATGCGCCAAGTAACCGCAGGCAATTTAACTATTGCAGATGCAGACTAAATAGTATAAAGAAAATAGGAAAAGATATAAATGAGTAACATTGTCCTACAACCAAATTCGAGTGGAACTGGTAGCATTACCATTGCCACTCCTAATACGAATACAGATAGAACTCTGAACATTCCAGATGAATCAGGGACATTGTTATCTAGTGGAAGTGCCTTGCCTGCTCTTGACGGTTCTGCATTGACAGGAGTTGGTAAGGTATTGCAAGTGGTAATGGGTACAACTGGTACAGCTGCTTCAACTGGTAGTTCCACTTATCAAGATACTGGATTAAGTGCAACTATTACACCATCTGCAACATCTAGTAAAGTTTTAGCGATGGTAAACCAACCATTAACAGTTTCGTCTGCCACAGCGGCCGCCAGAGATGCTGGTTTTAAGTTGGTAAGAGGCTCAACAGTCCTTATACAAGGTATGGCAGAGATTGATATAGATGCTAACAACCTTTTCAAAATGCCGGCATATAATGCACAAATGTATTTAGATTCGCCTAATACAACATCTGCTACAACATATAAAACTACATTTAGAGTAAATGCTGGAACATCTGACATTTACGCACAACAACATGGCGCAACTTCTAGTATTATTTTGATGGAGATAGCAGGATGAGTTTAGACACACCAAGAGTAGCGGCAATTAAAATTGTTCACCCTACAGCAATTACTTTTCGTGGTGATGATGCTTGGGATGACGATGGTAATCAAATTACTATAGATGAAAGTGCCGTTGCAACAAAGATTGCAGAAATAGAAGCTGCAGAACCTATGAAAGAACTTAGAAGGGTTCGTAATGCCAAACTTGCAGAAACAGATTGGTTGATTACTATGCACAAAGAAAAAGGAACAAACATTCCTACTACATGGAAAACATATAGACAATCATTAAGAGATATTACAGATAGTGCAACATCTTTAGATGATGTGACTTGGCCGGAGAAACCATAATGAGTACAATTCAAACAAACGCAATCGTTGATGCCTCTGGTGGTAATACTACAACAGTAAATGGAATAACACCTCTTGCTAACACTGCAAGGTTTAATAGAAATCTTATCATCAATGGCGATTTTCAAATAAATCAAAGAGGCAACGGTAGTGGTGTTGGAAATGCTGGATATATTGGTGTAGATAGGTGGCATGGTTATATCTCTACCAGTAGTACAATCTATTTTACACAAACTGCATTTGCTGCTGGACAATCTGATGTTGACAAAAACCTAAGACACTATTTAAGATTTGATTGGTTGGGTACTGGTGCTGCTACTACTAAAATATTAAATCAAAGAATTGAAGGCGCAGAAAAGGGTAACGGACAAAATGTTACACTTTCTTTTTGGGGAAGAACAGAACAAGCAGATGATTGTACACTTAAACTAATCCAAAATTTTGGAAGTGGTGGTTCATCTCAAACTGAAACTTCTAGTGGAACAATTGACTTAACAACCTCATGGCAATATTTTACACACACTTTTGCTTTACCTTCTACTTCTGGTAAAACAGTTGGAACAAATCATTTCTTAGAATTACAATTTATATTCGGCCCAGCAACTCTAAATTCATATTTTGATATTACAGGAGTTCAATTGGAATATGGCGACACAGCTACAGATTTCGAGCACCGCTCATATGGAGAAGAACTAGCGCTGTGCCAAAGATATTTTCAAGTTTCTCCAAGAACCGGCGGAAGTTTGAGATGGACTTTGACTTACTATAACACTAAAGCTTATGCTATACATCAGGTATTACCAATGAGAGCGCTTCCAACTGTTACAGATGTATCGACAGGTACTTCTACAGCTGCCAGTTTTAATCTTTATGCTATAGATGGTGATAATATGAATAGTTCTTCAACTTCTGGAAATGCGCCAACACTTTCTGCCCAAGGACTACCAGAAGCGCCACACATCATTGCAGTATGGGACGGCATATCTAAACCAACAGGTATTTCAAATTGCCCAGGCAGCGCTTCCTATAATGGATCACAGCCTGGCATTCATATAAGTGCGGAGTTATAAAAAATGGAAGATATTACAATCACAAATGCTCAGTATGTTTTAGATATGGAGGGTAATAACTATTCAGTCAATTGCACTTTTGATGGAACTTTTTTATGTGTTCCAATGGATTCGGGAAATATTCACTACGCAGAAATTCTAAGACAAGTAGCGGCAGGAGACTTAACTATTGCTGATGCTGATTAAGTTATGATATGTCTGATAATTATGAACACTACCTTGGAAATCCACTACTAAAAAAATCTAATGTCCCTGTAAACTGGACAAAGGATAATATTTTAGAGTATCAGAAGTGTATGGAAGACCCCATATACTTCATCAAAAACTACATCAAAATTGTATCACTTGATGAGGGACTAGTTCCCTTTGAGCTATATGATTTCCAAGAAGATATTGTAAACACAATACACAACGACAGGTTCACTATATGTAAGTTGCCTCGACAGTCTGGTAAGTCTACCACACTTGTATCATATGTGTTACACTACATCCTATTCAATCCAAACATGAATGTTGCAATCCTCGCCAACAAAGCTGCGACTGCACGAGATATTCTTGGACGTTTGCAACTTGCATACGAGAACCTACCCAAGTGGTTACAACAAGGAGTTGTGTCTTGGAACAAGGGTTCAGTGGACTTAGAGAACGGTTCTCGTGTTGTAGCATCATCCACATCATCATCTGCTGTTCGTGGTGGTTCATATAACATGTTGTTCCTAGACGAATTTGCATTCGTTCCACAGAATGTTGCAGAGGACTTCTTTAGTTCGGTTTATCCTACAATATCATCTGGTAAGTCTACCAAAGTTGTTATCGTATCAACTCCAAATGGTATGAACATGTTCTACAAGTTGTGGACTGATGCAGAGAATAAACGCAACTCATATAATATCGTAGATGTTCATTGGAGTCAAGTGCCTGGCAGAGATGCAAAATGGCGTGAAGAGACTATTGCGAACACATCCTTAGAACAGTTTCAAAGAGAGTTTGAGTGTGAATTCCTTGGTTCTGCAAACACACTAATACATCCATCTAAGATTAAAACGATGGCATTCCATAACCCAATCACATCTAATGCTGGGTTGGATATGCATGAACGTCCAGAACCTAAAAACACATACGTTATTGTTGCAGACGTTGCTAGGGGTACAAGTAATGATTACTCTGCATTTATTGTATTTGATGTAACAACAGTACCCTACAAGATTGTTGCAAAGTATCGTAATAACGAAATTAAACCACTACTCTATCCAAACATCATATACGATGTTGCTAACGCTTATAACCAAGCTTACGTCTTAGTTGAGGTAAATGATATTGGTGAACAAGTTGCGACTGCTCTACAGTTTGACTTGGAGTATGAGAACCTTATTATGGCAAGCATGCGAGGTCGAGCGGGGCAAGTCGTTGGAGGCGGCTTCAGTGGTGGTAAAGCACAGTTGGGAGTAAGAACAACTAAAGCAGTAAAGAAGATGGGTTGTTCTAACATCAAGCAAATTATTGAAACAGATAAACTTGTAATCAATGATTATGAACTAATTAACGAATGGTCTACCTTTATATTGAAAGGACAGTCCTACGAAGCAGAAGACGGACACTCAGATGACTTGGCGATGTGCTGTGTTATATTTGGATGGTTGGTGCAACAAACATATTTCAAAGAGTTGACAGACGATGATATTCGTGCTAGAATGTATTCAGAACAACAGAATCAACTAGAACAGGACATGGCTCCATTTGGATTCATGGACGATGGATTGCAGTCTCCATATGGAGAAACCATTATAGATGAGTATGGTACACGCTGGAGTCCAGTGGTGCGTAGTTATGACTCAGATTGGTAGAGATATCAAAAACCCTACATAATATCAATAATATCGTTTTCTAGTTTAAGGAAACAGTTTGCACAGACTACCTTGGACATGTTGATTAGAATTCTAACCTCAGTCCTAGACTCTTCGTTCAAACCTTTTCTTTTAGTTAGTCTACGAATATCCTTCTCGTGAGGATAAAACTGGAGACAGGCGGTTTCAGATTCACCACAGTAATGACAGGACTTTTCCCCAAGATATTCGTTAACCCATATCTTGCGAGCCCTATAATTGCGCTGTGATACTCTTTTAATGGTATCTTTGTATTTCTGATAGTGTTCCGACATAGTATTATTTATGTGCCGCAGAACCTATAAAAGACAAAAGTGTAGACTTGGTTTTTTATAAATATATTCGTAAGTTTGAAAATAACTAAATTATTGAATAATCCACAAAGGAGAAAAAAGAGATGGCATTTCAAGTATCACCTGGCGTACTCGTAAAAGAGGTTGATCTGACTAATGTTGTTCCAGCTCTCGCAACATCAATTGGTGGCGTTGCCATCGTGGCTGAAAGAGGCCCGATGGATCAAATTATACCAGTTGGAAGTGAGAAGGAACTTGTTCAGTTCTTCGGTAAACCAAATTCAAGTAACTTTGAAACATGGTTCACCGCTGCTAACTTTCTAGACTACGGTAATGCGCTTCGTGTTGTTCGTGTGAACAACGGAGCACGTAACGCTGTAGCAAATGGTGGTGCCACAATCGGAACTTTCAATGGAGATGGATCAGCTGTAACATTCACAATGTCGAATGCGGTATCTGATGCAGACCTACTAGAAGTAACAATTGGCGGTATCAAAACAACTAACTTTACAGTCGATGGTTCGACTACAATTACATTTGGTTCAGCACCCGCTGCTGGTTCAAATAACGTAGTAGTTAAACTAGGACTTAAAATAACAAACGACCAATTCTATGATGACAATTACGCAGATGGTTCTGGTTCAGTCGGTTCTTGGGCTTCCAAGTATCCTGGCGCATGGGGTAACGCACTTGGTGTATCTGTTTGTGCTTCTGCTGAAGCATACGAAGAAGTACTAGGTTCTGGAAACCAAGTTGCTGGTGCATTGTCTGTTGGTGACACAACTGTTGCTGTAGATGATGGTGCTGCTTTTTCTGTAGGAGATATTATCTTCTTGCAAGAAGAATCTGGACAACAGTATGAAGTTACTGCAATTGCAACTAATAACCTTACTGTTCGTCAATTAGACAATCCAAATGGTGGTGGTATTGCTTCTGCAATCGCAGACAACACAACTATCCGTAGACGTTGGAGATTCTATGACTTGTTCGATGCAGCGCCAGGCACATCTGCTTGGGCGGTTACACAAGGACTGTCTGCTGCTGAAGACGAACTTCACGTTGTAGTATATGACACAACTGGTGCAATCACTGGTTACGACATTGATGTTGCTGGAAACAGAGGTAACGCTGTTATCGAAACACACGCATTCTTGTCAAAACACCCAAATGCTAAAACACCACAAGGTGGAACTGCATTCTATCCAAACAGAGTGAACGTAGGTTCTACTCATATTTGGTGGATGGATCACCCTGCTACTGGTGCAACAGATTGGGGTACTGCCCTTACATCTGCTGGTACTGATACAGTGTTTGATGCTCAACATCTTCCACACGTTGACACACTGTCAATTGGACAAGATGACTTTGCTGCATCTGTAGGTGAACTAACAGCTGCTTATGACCTTTATGGTGATACTGAAACAGTTGATGTTAACCTCATCATGGCGGGATCAACTCCTGCTGGTACAGATGGTGTTGCACACGCTACTGCAATTATTGATCTCGCAGAGAAGAGAAAAGATATGGTTGCGTTCATCTCCCCTCGTAGGGCAGATGTTGTTGGTGTAACTTCTGGTGCTACTCAGACTGCAAACGTCAAAGGTTTCTTTGATGGACTTGCAAGTTCTTCATATGCAGTATTCGACTCTGGATACAAGTATATGTACGACAAGTATTCAGACGTATATCGCTTCGTTCCTTTGAATGGTGATATGGCTGGACTTGCTGCGAACACAGATAATGTTGCAGACCCTTGGTTCTCACCAGCGGGATACAACAGAGGACAGGTTCGTGGTGCAGTTAAACTTGCATTTAACCCAACAAAAGGACAAAGAGACATTCTATATCCTGCTCGTATCAACCCTGTTGTTACATTCCCAGGCCAAGGTACTGTTCTCTTCGGTGACAAAACTGCGTTGGCGAGACCTTCTGCATTCGACAGAATTAACGTCCGTAGATTGTTCCTCGTTCTTGAGAAGTCAATCGCTACTGCTGCAAAGTATCAGTTGTTTGAATTCAACGATGCATTCACACAGGCTCAGTTCAGAAATATGGTTGAACCATTCTTGCGTGATGTACAAGGACGTAGAGGTATTACAGACTTCTCAGTAGTCTGTGATGAGAGAAATAACACAGGTGAAGTTATTGATAGAAACGAGTTTGTTGCAGATATCTACATCAAACCTGCTCGCTCAATTAACTTTATCACACTAAGCTTTATCGCCGTGAGAACTGGCGTATCGTTTAGTGAGGTAGGCGGTTAAGGAGAAAAACAATGACAACAGCAAATATTAATGACTTCAAAGCGAACATCGCCGGTGGCGGTGCTCGTGCTAACCAGTTCAGAGTAATTCTGTCAACGCCTGGCGCAATCGCAACAGGTTTGGACGCTGCTGCTGACGCTTTCTTGATTAAGGCATCAAGTCTGCCAGGCCAAACAATCACAGAGATTGCAGTCCCTTTTAGGGGTAGAAATCTTTACATTGCTGGCGATAGAGAGTTTGAAACATGGACTACAACTGTTATTAACGAAACTGATTTCAGAATTCGTAACGGCATCGAAAGATGGATGAGTGGTATCAATGACTTGGAAACAAGTACTGGTTTCACAGATCCGGCATCTTACTATGCTCAGTTGCAAGTTGACCAACTAGACAGAGATAATAATATTCTCAAGTCTTATGTTCTAAAGAACTGCTGGCCAACTGCAATTTCAGCGGTTGAACTGTCTTATGACACAGTAAGTGAAGTTGAAACCTTTGATGTAACGTGGAGATATACAGACTTCACTGCAACATCTGTATAATTCGTCTTTTTGAACCTACTAAATAGTTAGGTAAAATTAGGAGAATTATAGTATGGCGGAACTCTTTGGTTTCAAAATTACAAGAGCAAATCAGGACGGAGGCGGTGATGGATTCACCGCCCCCGCTTCTGACGATGGCACACTTGATGTAGTTTCAGGCGGTGGACATTATGCGTCTGTCCTAGATTTGGACGGTCGTGATAAAAGTGAACTTGAATTAATTAAAAGATATCGTGACATTGCACAACAACCAGAGTGCGATAGTGCGATTGAAGACATTGTAAACGAAGCAATCGTTTCAGATGAGAGGGATATGTCAGTATCCATCTCTCTTGATCGTCTTAAAGTCTCCCCAAAAATTAAAACAAAAATTCGTGAGGAATTCCATGAAATCCTACACCTATTAGATTTTAATGCAAAGGGACATGACATTTTTAGAAGATGGTATGTTGATGGTAGAGTATACTATCACAAAGTAATCGACACAAAGAACCCTCGCAAGGGTATCAAAGAAGTTCGATATATCGACCCTCGTAAAATTAAAAAAGTCAGAGAGACTAAAAAAGATAAAGATCAAAAGACAGGTATGGATATGGTAAAAGATATTCAAAACTATTATCTGTTTAATCAAAATGGTTGGGATACACAACAAGGCTCAACTCAAGGTGTAAAGATTACTGAAGACTCTATCAGTTATTGCCCCTCTGGACTTGTTGATATGCATAAAGGAACAGTCCTTTCCCACCTAAACAAAGCAATTAAACCTGTCAATCAGTTGCGTATGATTGAGGATTCGTTGGTTATCTATCGTATCTCTCGTGCGCCTGAAAGACGTATCTTCTATATTGATGTTGGTAACTTGCCTAAAATGAAGGCAGAGTCATACCTCAAAGATGTGATGAATCGTTATCGTAACAAAATGGTATACGATGCACGAACTGGTGAAATTCGTGACGATAGAAATCACATGTCAATGTTAGAAGACTTCTGGTTGCCTCGTAGAGAAGGCGGTAGAGGTACAGAGATTACAACCTTGCCAGGCGGTTCAAACCTTGGTGAGATTGATGACATTACCTACTTCCAGAAGAAACTTTATCGTTCATTGAACGTACCAGTATCTAGACTTGCAGAAGAGTCTGGATTCCAGATTGGACGTTCTGATAACATTACTCGTGACGAACTTAAATTTACTAAGTTTGTTCAGAGACTTCGTAAGAAGTTTACAATTCTTTTTGCAGATATGCTCAAGACACAACTTCTACTCAAAGGTGTTATTGCACTAGAAGAGTGGGATACATTCAAAGAACATATCCAGTTCGACTTCCTACAGGACGGACACTTTGCAGAGTTAAAGAATGCAGAAATACTCAGAGAAAGATTGGATATGCTTGGACAAATCGAATCTTATGTAGGTACATACTTCTCACAAGAGTACGTTAAGAAACAAATTCTTCGTATGACTGATGAGGAGATAAGTGACATTGACGCTCAAATCAAAGATGAAGGTGAAAGCGGAGATGACGAAATGGGTGCAGACGATGGTATGTTTGCAAACAACGATCCAGAAACAGGAGATAGATAATGGAAGACGTAAAAAACTTTGTGGACTCTATTGCAACAGGAAATAACCTTGCAGCAGAAACCCACTTTAACAATGCTCTTGCTGCAAAAGTTGGAGATGCGTTAGAAACAAAACGTGTAGATGTAGCGAAAACATTCGTAACACATCACTTGCCAGAGGTAGAAGAAGATAGTGAGTAAAACTCTTTCACAGTTCAAACAGAACTTACCAGAGAAAGATGAGCACAAATCGTCTAAGGAGTATAAGAAGTTATCTCCGCAGATGAGGAAGGCTATTGATGCTATTTTTAAGGAAATGGATAGTAAACCTTCTGATTTCCTAAATACTTTTGATAAAACTATAAATAGTGTTTCAAAGAAGTTCAAAGTACCTACTAAGGCACTTATGGGTTACTTCGAAAAAGAAATGCTTACAATTTAGGAAGAAATGATATGAAAGTTTTAGGTGCAGAAGTCGCCCTCGCAACAGGTTCAACAGGAATGACAAGTACTGGTGCGGCATGGGTGTTTAATACTGGTTCAGCTGGTTTGGTAACAGTTCGTAATGCAGCAGATGATGCAGACATTGGAACAATTCGTGTTCCTGCCGGCGGTGGAATTGTAATTCATTTAGAAGCGGGTCAAGGATTGCGTGGTGCAACTACTATGAAAGCAACACCAATCGGAAATTCGGGGTACTAATATGAAACTTATTGCAGAACAGATACAAGACGTAGAATA